CCCGCTATCTGACCGGCACCACCCTCCGCGAAGACTGGCGCATGGGTGAATACGACGACGACCAGCATGAACAGCGGCGGGAACAGGCGGATCACTACCGTCCCAATCTTCTCCGGCGCTGGCTCGACCGCGCCCTCGGCATGGGAACGCCCGGCGAATGGGCTTCGGACTTCGCGGCGGCTCTGACCCTCGCGGCCCTGTTCGCCTGCCTGTTCGTCTTCGCAACGATCTTCGGTTCCTGACTTTTCCATCCTCCAAACCTACGCACTGAAACGGGAGATACACAGTGTTGAAAGACAGCATAACAGTCACACCAGCCGACGTGCAGGAAGCCGCGTCTGACGGGTTCAATGCCGTCGTCGGCAAGAACAAGCCCCACGCCACCTGTGAAATCGCCGCCGCCACGGGCCTCTGTGACAGCTATTGGGCGGGCGTGAAGGGCTACAGCCGCACACCCAGCCTGAACGCTCTGGTGGGCGGTGCAAACGCCATGAGGATCGAGGCGCGGATTCGGTTCCTGACCCCGATCCTGGAGTTGATGGGCCTGACCGGCCTGCGCCCCATCGAGGCGACAGAGACATGCCCGCACAAGGTCACGGGCGATCTGGCAGACGCCATCCGGCTGATTGCCGAGGCTCTGGAGGATGGCGAGTTCGATGACCGGGAACGGTTCGAGGTCGCGGCCCGTCTTCGCACCCTGTCCAGCAAGGCAGACGGCATCGCGCCTGTTCGGAGGGTGGCATGACTGAAGTCGTCGCATATGCGCAGCTACGCGCAATCGTGGAACGCATCGAACGCATCAACGCCGAGATTGACGACATGAACACCGGCAAGCGCGACGTGTACGCCGAGGCCAAGGCCAACGGCTTCGAGCCGAAGATCATCCGCGAAGTCATCAAGCTGCGGAAGATGGACCGCGACGACCGTCAGGAACGGGACGCCGTGTTGAGCCTGTATCTGGAAGCCCTCGAAGGCTGATCCCTCGTGCGCGCACGTGAGAAGGAGAAATCAAATGGTGAAAGTCTATCGGGAGAAGCCGGAGAGCGACGATCTGTACCTGCGGTTGATGCAGGGCTGTGATCAGGCGCGTCTGAGAATTGTGAACCCATACGGAGAACCGGCCCCCAGCGGGTCTCTGCTTCAGTTGACCAAAGACGGCGTTCGTCTTTCGGGCAATATCGACCCAACCTGCGCCGCCCGCGCAGGTCTCACCAACGCCCTCGACGCCAACGGTCGATTCAAGGTCATCGGGCAGGAGGTCGAGGCGGAGAGGTGCGTCGAGGCAAGATACCCGTGTTCAGCCATCCCGACAGATGATCTTCACGTCTTGCACACTGGCGACGGAGATTTGCAGTTCATCGCGCGCGATGAAGGCCGACAAGCAAGCGTGAATCTCGATCCCGCCACGCTTCGCCGCCTTCGTGACGACCTGTCCGCCCACCTCGCCTTTCTGGAACAGGAGGGGCTGGCATGACTGACATCAACTGGTCATCGGTCAAGGGCTGCACGATCCTCTGTGAGCGGATCACGCGGTACTGGACGGAACGGGGTCTGGAAGGCGCGATAGCCTACCCGGTCAGCATGGGGCGGGACCGCCACTACCACAGCGCGGTCGGGTCCAACGTCAAGCTTGTGAAGCCGTCTGACGGCTGGGCGGCGGTGGTCGAATGACATTCTCCCCGCAGATGGCCAAAGTCAACCGCCCGTGGACACTGGACGAGGAAACCACCCTCCGCAGCATGTGGATTGACCATTCCGCACTGGCAATCGCCAACGTCCTGAACCGCCCGCGCAACAGCGTCATCGGCAAGGCGCACCGGCTCGGGCTGGAGAAGAAAGCCGGGCCGGGCATTCGCAAGCCCCCGCGCCGGGCATGTGGTGTGCGGAAGCCTGTGGTGTACCAGGAGCCGCCGTCAGCACCCCTTCCCAAGCCGACATTCCGCGCGCCTGCAAAGCGTCTGCCGAAGGGTGACTTGCCGATCCTGAAGCGGTGCCAGTTCCCGCACGGCGATCCGGGTCAGGTCGGCTTCCACTTCTGCGGTGATGCGACCGTCTCGGGTGGCCCCTATTGCGACTATCACCGCGCCATCTGCTACGTGCAGAAGGCAGACGCGGCATGACGAATACCCGCCCCACCGTCTTTCGCGAGGATCAGCCAGAAGATCCAGAGACAACGCCCGGCATGAAGTGCGGTGGTGGTGGCGGGCCTGCTTATGCAGGGCATGATTGTTACGCCAATGCCGGGAAGCTTCGGGCCGGGAATGCGCATGACGGAATGAGCCGTGATGTTGCGCCCGTGCCTGGATTGCCCGTTGTCTACCAGATCCCCCCGCCCCCGTCAGTCAACGCCATGTACCGCAACGTACCCGGCAGGGGCCGCGTCAAGACCAAGCGGTATCTGACATGGCAGCGGGCGGCGATGAACGAGCTTATTGCACAGCGCGCCCGCCACTTCGATCAGCCGTGCAATGTCAACCTGTCCCTCCCCGACAACCAGCGCGGCGACATTGACAACCGCCTGAAGCCGGTTCTGGACCTTCTGGTGAGCGCCGGGGTGTTGACAGACGACAACAAGACACACGTTCGCGGGGTGAGCGCCTTTTGGGTGGCCAAGTGGCTCCCCTGCCAGGTCTCGCTGGTGGCCGCATGACCATGCAACAGATAGGCGACTGCGCCCTGTACCAAGGCGACTGTCTGGAGATCATGCCGACCTTGGGCAAGTTCGATGCGGTGGTGACTGATCCGCCGTATGGGATTGGGCGGGACGGTAAGCCTGCGTCTACCAGTCGCCATGGCGGGTTCAAATTCTATGAATCGCGCGGCTGGGACACTGAAAGGCCGGGGCGCGCGGCGTTCGATCTGATGCGAGCAGTAAGCGCCGCGCAAATAATCTGGGGCGGGAACTATTTTGCAGATTTGTTGCCACCATCCAGCCGATGGCTCATGTGGGACAAGGGACAGCGCATTTGCCAGTCCGATGGTGAACTGGCCTACACGTCGCAAAACGCGGCGGTTCGGATATTCACGCTCAATCGGGCGTCGTTAGCGTCGGACGGGGCGGAACACCCGACACAGAAGCCCGTCGCCCTGATGAAATGGTGTCTCGGCTTCCTTTCCGATGCCGAAACCATCCTAGACCCCTTCATGGGCAGCGGCACGACGGGTGTTGCCTGCGTGAAGCTGGGCCGCAAGTTCACCGGCATCGAACTGGACGCCCGATACTTCGACATTGCCTGCAAGCGGATCGAGGAAGCCTACGCGCAGCCCGACATGTTCGTTCCTGCCCCTGAGAAGCCCGTGCAGGAGCCGCTGCTGTGACCCCACCTGCCGACATACCCACCCGGTTCATGGCCGACTGGCAGGCGGAATGCCTGCGCATCGCCATTGCCGACATGGACCAAGCCGCCGTGGACCACTTCGCCGCCCGGCTGAAGGGTGTTGAGGAACGCTTGCGTGAAAGGAAAGCTGCATGAAGATCCGTGAAATCATCCGCCACACCGCTGAAGCGTTCGACGTGACACCCGAGCAGATCGTGGGGCGGGAGAGCAAGCGGCGGCGTGTCCAGATGGCGCGGGCCTGTGCCATGTACCTGGCGCGGCGCTACACCGACCGGAGCTACCCCCTGATTGGCCGGGAGTTCGGCGGGCGCAACCATTCCACCATCATCAAGGCGATCAGGGACTACCCGGCGCGGGCAAGCTGGTACGGCTTTTCGGAAAACATGCTGAAGGCGCAGAACGCGGTGGCGTCCCGTTGAGCATCGCAGCGATCAAATGGGCCTATGAACAGCACTGCGGCTCCTACAGGGCCAAGGGCGTGCTTGTGAAGTTGGCGGACAATGCTGACTGCGACGGGGTGTGCTGGCCTTCCATATCGACCATTGCCGAAGCCACCGAACTGTCACGAGCAAGCGTCCTGCGGGCAATCCGGGACCTGGAGGAAGGCGGCTTCATCAAGGTGGTCCGCGACAAGGTAAACGGGGCCAATATTGGGAATAAATACCGGGTTCTGGTGACGGATTCCGCGTCCGATGCGGAAGGGGGGGTGGTATCACACAGACACCAGGGTGGTATCACACAGACACCAGGGGTGGTGTCAGAGAGACACCCTAACCGTCATATAGAACCATCATTGAACCGTAAGAACCCCCCTGACCCCCCTTCCAAGCCTGACCCCGGTAAAAAGCGGGAACCGGTACAAACGCAATTACCGGAGGGGTGGGTTCTTCCAGACAACAGCCGTGCATATGCCGCAGAGCGAGGATTGGACGATGCAGAGATTGACCGCATCCGAGATGACTTCAGCGATCACCATCGCGCCAAGGGGAACCGATTCAAGGACTGGCATCTTGCCTGGTGCAAGTGGGTCCGTAACGAGATCAAGTGGTCTGCCGAGCGTGGCAAAGCCCGTCACGGCCCGTCAGGCGGTCAACGATCCAGCGGCGGCGCGTATGTTGACGCTTATCGGCGCGTCTACGGTTCGGGTGACGGCGGCGGACCTGACCGAAGACCAGATGACGGGGCAGTGGCACCGGGAGATCGGGACGTTTCTGACCCCGGACAGCCTGCCAAGAGCGAAGGCGGCGTTGTCATCGAACTGTTCCGAGGCAAGGGCGGCGCAGATGTACGCGGCCATGACGGTCCTGCTCAAGTCCAGCAACGACGACCGGGACAAGGCGGACGCCAGGTTGAGGGCGATTGCGTCGAGGCTGTCGCAGTACCCGGAAGTGGTCGTTGGGGCTGTGCTGGCGGAATGGGCGGAGAACGAGGGCTGGCACCCCGCATGGGCGGACCTGAAGCAGCCAGCGGATCGGGCCTTCAAGACCCTACAGGCGTTGATTTCAGCAACGGAGCGGCGGAATGAGCAGGAAGCGCAAGACGGTACGCGGCGTGAAGCTGCGGGAGAAGAACGGACGGGCGCGCAGGGTGAGCCAGCGGGACCACGGGACGCCTGAGACGCAGGCCCGGAAGCTTCTGGCAGCGGCGATCTGTGACGCACCTGGCAGGCATGACGCCAGCGCCACGGGCTTCGACTTCCTCTGGCGCGCGGGCAAGATCGATGACGGGGAATGGGGACAGGCGTTCCGATACGGCAGGCTATACCGGCTGTGCAGTGAAAACCCCGGCATCCGATCCGGCGCGGCGACGGGTGGCGGCATGTCGGATCTGGTTGAGGAGCAAGAGGCACTGCGGAAGATGCAGGCCAGCCTGACCCCGATGCAGCGGTCGGTGATTACGGACGTGTGCGGGCTGTTGCAGTTCCCCGACTGGCTGTTGCGCCCGAGCCGGGAGCGGCGGGAACTGGTGCGGGGGCTGAAGGTGCTGGACAAGGGGGTGCGGTCATGACGACAGCAATCATATTCGGGGCGGGATACGTGACCGGGGCGGTGCTGACGCTTGCGGCATTCATCCTTTTGGACAAGGGGGTGAGGGGATGAACTGGCGAAGGATATGGAAGGTCGCGCTCGGCGTCTGGTGGAGCGGTGCCTGGGCGGTGTTCACGACGACGGTGTGCGCGAACACGATCCACGTACTGAACGAGCCCGCAGGTCTACCATCAGACTTTGTGGTGCTTCGTGATGCGATGGCAATACTAGGCTTCGGGTTGGCGGGCCGGTGGCTCTGGGTATGGGGAACAACCTCCGACCACACCCCGAACGAAAAGGGTTGATTCCCTGTACGGCATGTGGTTTTATGTCAGTCAAGCAACCTCCATCAGTGCGCCTAGCGCCGGTCGTGTTGCATGTGCAGGTGGCCCATCCAAGGCCCTCCTAGCCGTCTCCGGGGCGCGGTCCTGCAAAGCCCCGGACTTTCACAGGAGAACGCCATGAAGCTGCTCGCGCTCGCTGCATTGCCATTCATCGCCTGTACCCCAGTCATGGCTGCACCCTGCGCCCCCTACGACGACGCCCTGAAGCAGTTGGACACCCGCCACGGCGAAAAGCCCGTGCTGCGCGCGATGGTCCCGGTGAAGATCGGCATGAACGCGGACGGATCGCCCATCGAGGTCATGCACATGCTGTCGGTCCTGGCGTCCGAGAACGGCGAGACATGGACCATGCTGATTGTGGACCCGAACAAGCAGGCATGTCAGTACGGCCACGGCTATGGCTGGGAAGCGCTCAAGGCAGAATATGGGGTGGCGGGGTGAATACTATCGGTCAGAACGATAGTATCCGGGAGTACGCAATCTGATGGCTGACCGGACAATCCTGATGCAAGAGAACGGTCGCCTCACGATGCGCGGCCTGTTCATGCTCAACGGGTATCCGACAGCCTTCCACGACGACGACGACAAGCTGACCTATACGGTGGACTGGTCACGCTGGCTTGGTTCCAACACCATCAGCGCCGTGACCAACACCGGCGACGACATGACCATCACGGGCGAAAGCAACACCACGACGACAGCGACATTCACGGTTGAACTGGGCGATGGCGCATCGGGCGAACTGGAGCAGCAGATCACCGACAGCGGCGGGCAGAAGAAGACACTGCGCATCCGGTACAGGTCACGCCGGGATGACGAGCAAGAGGATTACCGGATCTGATGGCGGGCCGTCCAACGTCCTACAGGTCCGAGTACGACGAACAGGCGACCCGGCTGTGCAAGCTTGGCGCGACGGTCGAGGAACTGGCAGAGGCGTTCAATGTTGCCGTGTCAACGGTGTCCAAGTGGATCAAGGAAATCCCGTCTTTTTCGGAAGCCGTAAAGGCAGGCCGCATTGATGCAGACGCCCGTGTGGCCGAAGCGCTGTATGCCCAGGCGCTCGAAGGGAACGTCACAGCCGCAATCTTCTGGCTGAAGAACCGCAGGCGCAACGAATGGCGTGAGCGGCACGAAGTGGTCAACATGACCGACGCACCGTCTGAAATGACAGATGCAGAACTCGAACGTATCGCCCGCGCAGGCGGCGACGGAACTGCTGCGACGCAGGCAAGCCCGTCAAAGCCTGATCGCATTCACTGAGTACACCAAGCCGGATTACGAACCGGCCCCTCATCACAGGCTGATCGCCAACAAGCTGGAAGCCGTCATTCGTGGCGAGATCGACCGGCTGGCCATCTTCATGCCTCCACGGCACGGCAAGTCGGAACTGGCGTCTCGGCGCTTCCCTGCCTTCGCGTTGGGGCAGAACCCGGAATTGTCGTTCATCGGTGCGTCGTATAACGCGGACTTGGCAAACGATTTCGGGCGGGATGTTCGGAACATAGCCCGTTCGCAAGAATGTCGCCGGGTGTTCCCCGACCTTAAGTTGGCGCAGGACAGCACAGCGCATAACCGCTGGCACACGTCGCAGGATGGCGGATACGTGGCTGCTGGTGTCGGAACGGCGGTAACGGGACGTGGTGCAGATGTTCTGCTGATTGATGACCCGTTCAAGGACCGCGAGGAAGCGGACAGCGAACGGCGGCGGGAGTTGGTCCGCAGTTGGTACGGTTCCACGGCTTACACGCGCCTGTCGCCGTATGGGGCCATTGTTCTGATTCAGACACGATGGAACGAAGACGACCTTGCGGGCTACCTGCTGGAAGAGATGAAAACTGGCGGCGATCAGTGGGACGTTCTGAACCTTCCGGCGCTTGATGAAGATGGCAAGGCGCTATGGCCGGAGAAATTCGACCAGAAGCGGTTGCACAGAATCAGGAGCGTGCTGTCTGCGCGGGACTGGTCGGCGCTCTACCAGCAGTCACCGGCACCGGATGAGGGCCTGTTCTTCAAGCGGGATTGGTTCCGCTGGTACGACGAACCGCCAAAGCATCTGCGGACCTACGGAGCCAGCGACTACGCGGTGTCAGAGGGCAAGGGTGACTTCACGGTCCACGGTGTCATGGGCGTCGATGCGGACGACAACCTGTTTGTTCTGGACTGGTGGCGTGGGCGCTATTCACCTGACGTGTGGATCGAGGCATTCCTTGACCTGATGGATCGCTGGAAGACGCTGAATTGGGCGGAAGAACAGGGGCAGATCGTCAAGTCGGTTGGCCCCTTCATCGAGAAGCGGCAGCGGGAGCGACAGGTCTACGGCGCGCGCGAACAGTTCGTCAGCACAGCGGACAAGCCGACGCGGGCGCGGTCGTTCCAGGCGCGTGCGGCGATGGGCAAGGTCTATCTGCCGAGCAACGCGCCATGGCTGGCGGATCTGATGGCGGAGCTACTGAGCTTCCCGGCTGCAAAGCACGATGACCAGGTGGACGTTCTGAGCCTGTTTGGCCGGATGCTGGATGACCTTGTGTCGGGGGGCCGTGACCGGCCGGACACGAAAACGAAGCGGGACCGCTGGGCGCGACTGCTGGACGACGACATCGACGAATCGGATTGGAGAACGGCATGAAAGACGATGCGCTGTTGTCCATGCTCACGGAGTGGGTGGAAGAGGCGGAAGACGCCACCATTGAACCCCGCAAGCGTTCCGAGCTCGACCGCAATTACTATGACGGGGTGCAGTGGACCGATGCCGAGGTCCGCACCCTGAAGCAGCGCGGCCAGCCGGTCACGACCGACAACCGCATCAAGCGCAAGATCGACTATCTCACCGGGCTGGAGAAGATCAAGCGGACGGACCCGAAGGCGTTCCCGCGCAACCCGCAGGATGAAGACGCCTCACAGGCCGCAACGGACGCCCTGCGCTATGTCTGGGAGAACCAGAACGGCGACAGCATCAGGTCCGATGTATGGGAGCATATGCTTGTCGAGGGCTTCGGCGGCGCGGCTGTCGAGGTCAAGCGGAACCGCAAGGGCGAAGTCGAGGTTGCCCTGCGTCTGATCGCCTGGGACCGGCTGTTCTACGACCCGACCAGCGCGCGGCATGACTTCTCCGATGCGCGGTACATGGGCGAAATCGTCTGGATGGACTTCGAGGTTGCCAAGGCGAAGTTCCCGGACAGTGAGCGCGAACTGGAGATGTCGGCAGACCTTCAGGGGCGTGGGCAGGGCGAGACATACGACGACAAGCCCCGCTGGATTCACGGTCACAAGCGCAAGCGGGTGAAGATCGTTACCTGCTGGTATCGCGACGGCTCGGGCAACTGGTCGTTTGCGCAGTTCACGGCGAACGTGCTCATCAAGAGTGGCCCGTCACCCTTCAGGACGGAGGACGGGACGGCCTGTCCGCTGATCCTGGTGTCTGCCTACGTGCAGCGGGACAACGAGCGTCAGGGCGTCGTGCGGGACATGCGCCCGCTACAGGACGAAGTGAACAAGCGCCGGTCGAAGCTGCTGCACAACCTGATCGCCCGTCAGATCATCATGGACGATGGCGCGGTGCAGGACGAGCGTGCGGCGCGTCGGGAACTGGCCAAGCCGGATGGCATGGTCAAGGTCAACCCCGGCAAGCGGTTTGAAGTTCTGGCAAGCAACGAGGAAATCGTCGGCCATTTCAACCTGCTCGCGGACATCAAGGCGGACATGGACCAGATGGGGCCGAATGCAGCCCTGACAGGTCGTGCAGGCGAGGAAGCATCAGGACGGGCCATTCTCGCCAGTCAGCAGGGTGGTCAGACCGAGATTGCCACGCTGCTGGACAGGCTGCGCTGGTTCAATATCCGCGTGTACCGGGCGATATGGGACCGGGTGCAGCAGTTCTGGACCGAGGAACGCTGGATCAGGGTCACGGATGACGAGCGCAACATGCGTTTCGTGGGTCTCAACCGGCAGGTTCCGGCAATCCAGTTGCTTCAGGAGAAGATTGCCAACGAACCGCCTGCGAAACAGCAGCAGATCATGGCGCTGGCACAGCAGGATCCACGGTCGCAGCAGATGGTGAGCGTGAACACCCTGGCTGACCTGGACGTTGACATCATCGTCGAGGATGCGCCGGACACCATCACCATCATGGCGGAGAACTTCGACCGGGTGGTGCAGTTGGCACAGGCGGGCGTTCAGTTCCCGCCGGACGTGCTGATCGAGATGATGCCGGGCCTGCGGAACCGGGAGCAGTTGCTTGACCGGATGCGCGGTGGCCAGTCGCCCGAACAGGCGCAGGCGATGCAGGAACAGCAGGAACTGGCGAAGCGCGGTGCCATGGCGGAAATCGCCAAGACCGAGGCCGAAGTCAAGGAAACAAACGCGAGCGCGCTCAAGGACATCAGCGCCGCTGCGAAGAATTACGCGGATGCTAGAGCGCAGACCGTGTGAGACCCGCCGCCGGGGAACGGGCGTTTGACGGTGCCGCCGACCATGACGGGCGTTTGAGGAAAACCGATGAGCGATTTGCAGGACATTCTGGACGACAAGGAACCTGAACAGCCGGAGGAAGAGGCAAAGGCGGAAGCGCCGGAGCCGGAACCTGCGGAAAAGGGCGATGAGGCCCCCGAAGCGAAAGCCGAGGAAGCCCCGGAAGAGGTGGTGCCGCCGACCACGGAGAAAATGGTTCCCGAAGCCGCATTGCTGGCCGAACGCCGGAAGCGGCAGGCGTTGGAGGAAAAGGAACAGTTCTGGGAGGATCTGAAGGCGCAGAAAGAGGCTCAACCGGCCCCTGACCCGCTCGACGACCCTGAAGGTGCCTACCGCAACCTGCAACAGACCGTTGACCAGCGGATTCTGAATGAACGCCTGAACATGTCGGAAATGATGCACCGGCAGTCGAAGGGCGATCAGGCTGTTGACGCGGCCACAGAAGCGTTTCTGGAGGCTGCGAAGCAGACCCCGGCAATGCAACAGCAGATGTTCCAGCAGCGCGACCCATACGGGTTCGTCCTGAAGTGGCACGAGCAGCAGACGCAAATCGCAGAGATCGGAAACCTCGACGATTGGAAGGCCAGGACGCGCGAGGCGCTGAAGGCCGAACTCATGGCCGAACTGAAGGCCGATCAACCCATCCAGCAACCGACTGACATGTCGGACGTGCCGTCGAAACCGCCGGGAACGCGCGGCTACAGCGGCCCGACACCGCTGGATGATCTTCTCAAGTAAGGCCCCCTGAACCGGGGCCTTTTTTTTATGGAGGCTCCCCAATGGCGGAGACCAATGCAGCTACCGGACTTGTTGTCGAACAGTGGGACGACAAGTTCTTCCGTGAGTACATCCAGGAATCGCCCTTCAAGGCGGCCATGGGTACTGGCGAAACCTCGATCATCCAGGTCAAGGAGAACCTCACCACCAAGAAGGGCAATCAGATCAACTACGCGTTGGTCAACCGCCTGACGAACGGTGGTGTCACCGGCAATGGTACGCTGGAAGGCAACGAGGAAGACCTGACCAGCCGCTCGCACGGCGTCACCGTCACCACCCGTCGCAACGGTGTGCGTGTCGATGAAGAGGAAGAGCAGAAGTCGGCAATCAGCCTGCGCAATGCGGCCAAGCCGACGCTGATGGACTGGGCCATGGAAGATCAGCGCGATCTGATCATCGAGGCGCTCGGTTCCATCAACGGTGTGGCCTATGGGTCGGCCACGGAAGTGCAGAAGGATGCGTGGCTGGTTGACAATTCCGACCGCGTACTGTTCGGCGCGGCTGTTGCCAACAACGCCAGCAACGACCACTCGGCGGCTCTCGGTCAGATCGACAGCACCAACGACACCCTTACGGCGTCGGCCCTGTCGCTTCTGAAGCGGATCGCCCTGACGGCCGGCCCGAAGATCAAGCCGATCCGCGTGGCTGGTGGCAACCGCCGGTACTTCGTCGCCTACGCCAACCCGCGTGTGTTCCGTGACCTGAAGGCCGATTCGACCATTCAGCAGGCACAGCGGGACGTGCAGCTTCGCGAGCAGAACAACAAGCTGTTCGAGGGTGGCGACATCGTTTGGGACGGCATCGTCGTCAAGGAAGTGGACGACATCGGGGTTATTGCCGGTGTCGGCGGGTCCAGCATTGACGTTGGCCCGATCTACCTCTGCGGCGCGCAGGCACTGGGCTTTGCCTGGGCGAAGCGGTGGCGCACCACGACCGAGGTCTTTGACTACGGCTTCAAGCACGGCTGTGCGGTTTCGGCCATGTACGGCGTGGAGAAGCTGACCTTCGGTTCTGGCACGGGTGACACCGACGACCTGAAGGACCATGGCGTTGCTACCGGGTATTTCGCGGCGGTCGCGGATTCCTGATCTGACTAGGGGCTGAGGGAAACCTTGGCCCCTTTTCTTTCTCAAGACACAGGAGGCCATAACAATGGCTGCTGAAACGCTGACCGCCACACGGGCGGCATCTACCTTCCCGGTTGCCGGTGACGGCATGGCGGGGAACCTGAAGGTTGCCACCGGCACCTATGAACTGGCTGCGAACGTCGAGGACGGCGACATCTTCGAGATGTGCAAGGTTCCGGCGAACGCCGTTGTGGTCATGGGCTGGGTCTATGGCGACGATCTGGATACCGGCACCGAGACGCTGGATATGGACGTGGGCTGGGCCGCGAACGGCACCGACGCTGCGGACCCTGACGGGTTCGGCAATCTCGGCGTCTGGACCGGCGATGCGGTGACCGGCATCAAGCCTGAAGCGGGCATTCACTACCCCTTCTCCGGCGTGCTCTACACGGGCGGGCCGAAGAAGTTTGCTGCGGAGACCACCATCCAGGTGGAGGCCAACGCGGCCGCGAATGCGGGCGGCACCGGCACCCTGACGGTTGTCGTGCTGTACTTCATCGACAGCACCTTCACGGTCTGAGGTTGACGGGGCGGCTTTCGGGTCGCCCCCGATCCCATGAAGTTCAAGTTCATCGGTAACGGGCAGTCTGACCCTTCCGAGGTCACGCTGTTCGGCCATCGCTTCCCGATGGGTGAGGCGGTGGAAGTCAAGGACGCTTTCCTTATCGGGAAGCTTCGGCACAACAACCATTTTGCGGAGGTCCGCCGTGTCAGTCGCAAAAGCACAGATCAGGAATGAGGTTCTTGAAGACCTTGCCGTTGTGGCGGCGGGGGAAACGCCATCGGCGGCAGATGCGTCCCGCGTGGACAAGGCCATCGAGCGGCTGAACGAGGAACTGGTTACGGACGGCATCAGTTATTGGGCCACCAGCGCGGTCCCTGACGACGCTGTGGAGCCGTTCAAGGCCATCGTGGCGTTCAGGGTAGCCAAGGCGTTCGAAGTGGACGCCCAGCTACGTGCGGAGCTTCGCAGCGAGGCAACCCCGGCCTATACCCGGCTGGTGGCTCTGACGGCCAAGCAGGACACGACCGGCGAACCGATCCGGGCTGAATACTTCTGATGCCTGCGGTCATCTTCGCCCGGCAATCGTACCAGTCCAAGGCGCTTCCGGCGCAGGCGCAAAGGCTGCTGAACTATTTCGCGGAGAACAACCCCGACAACCCGGCGGAACCTGTCACGCTGCTCGGGACCGATGGTGTTGCGGCATCAGTGGATCTGAGTGGGCAGGCAGTCCGGGCCATGCAGGCCATGGGCGATTATCTCTATGCCGTGGTTGACGCGACCGTCTGGCGCATCGACAGCGCCGGTTCGACAACGAACCTCGGCACCATCAACGATGACGGCAACCCCTGTCGTCACGCGCATGACGGCACCAATTGGGTCATTCTCTCCGGCTCGCGGGGATGGGTGGCCACGTCTTCAACCCTGACGGAAATCACCGACGCGGACTTCAAGGCATCGAAGGACGTAACCTGGCAGGATGGTCGGTTCATCTTCATCGAAGACGGGACCGACAGTTTCTTCATCAGCGCGACGAACAATCCGCTGGCCTATGACGCGACCGAGTTTGCCTCGGCGGAGGGTTCACCGGATGACCTGGTGGCCATTGTCTCCGACCGGAGACAGGTGGTCCTGTTCGGGGAGCAGACGACCGAGTTCTTTTTCAACAGCGGCAACGTGGACTTCCCGTTCGAGCGCATTCAGGGCGCGGTCATGGAAGTGGGCTGCGGGGCCACTGGATCAGTTGCAAGGCTGGACAATACGATCTTCTGGCTCGCCAACGACCGGACGGTCAGGCAGGCCAACGGGCTGGACCCGGTGCAGATTTCGACCTTCGGCATTGAAAGCCAGATCGAGGCGCTGGCCAGCATCAGCAACGCAGAGGGGTTTGCGTACAGCAAGGCCGGACATCAGTTCTACGTGCTGCGGTTTCCCGGCTTTCACACGTTCGTCTATGACGCGCGGACGGGTCTCTGGCATGATCGGGGGTCGTATGACCGCAACGACTGGCGTGTGACCTGTCACGCGGAGGCGTTCGGCAATCACTATGTCGGGGACGCCCTGAGCGGCAAGATCGGCAAGCTGGACACGGACACGCACACGGAATGGTCGGACACGATCATTTCATCCGCCACTTCGGCCCCGTTCGTTGATGCGACCAACCGGCTGGCGAAGTTCCGAAACCTGGAGTTCGTGATGAACAGCGGCACGACCATCGGGTCGTCTGATCCGCAGATCGTGCTGGACTGGTCCGATGATGGTGGGCGGACGTTCAGCGAATTCAAGCCGCAGCAGTCATTGGGCAAGCAGGGCGAGTTTGCGAAGCGGGTGCGGTTCACGCGGCTTGGATCGTCGCGGCGCAGGGTGTTCCGGGTGACGGTCTCGGATGCGGCCCGCAGGGACATCATAGGCGCATATGCGGACGTGACATGAGCAGGCCACCCCCGAACAGCCGACAGCGCATCACCGGCCCGGCGGGGTTCCCGACACGGGCGGAACTTGAACGCCAGGCAGCGGACCAGGACCC